GAAAATGCTGTTATTCAAATCGCTGCATGGACTGATGAGCGTGGTTTATTAATTGCTGCAAAACCGAAGAAGTTGATTGTTCCACCTGCACTCCAGTTCGTAGCAACTCGTTTGTTAGATACTGAACTTCGTGTTGGTACAAACAACAACGACATCAACGCAATTAAGAACAACGGTTCTGTTCCAGAAGGTTATGCAATTAACCACTTCTTGACAGCAACTAATGCATGGTTCTTGACTACTGATGTTCCTAACGGTCTTAAGATGTTCGTAAGAACACCTTTACAGAACTCAATGGATGGTGACTTCGATACAGGTAACGTACGTTACAAGTCTCGTGAGCGTTATTCTTTTGGTGTCTCTGATCCATTAGGTATTTACGGTTCTTACTAAGGTTATTTCCTTCGTGAGAGGACTTGTCCCCAGCCTAAAAACTGGGGATTTTTTTATAAAAAAGATTGCACAAATTTATAGAAGTAGTAAACTAATGATTACTGGGTGATTAACTATTCCACCACTGCCCCAGCAGACGATGCAACGATCGGAATAGCAACTTTTGCATAAGGAAATTTGTCATGGCACGTTCTACATTTAATGGACCAATCCTATCTGGTGCTAACCGTTTTGGTCCTGTTCGTGATGTTGGTTATACCGACCTCGTTCAAACAGCTCTTTTAGACTTTTCAGTAACTGCACCTGGTGCTAACTATGGTGGTGGTTCTGGTCAATTTGTAGCTTCAAATAACATCCCAAACAGTAATGCTGTTATTTACACCCCACAAAACGGTGTATTTAGCAACACTGGTCCTACAGCAGCATCTGCTCCTACAGCTGATGCAACCAATACTGTTTATCGTGGCGTAGTTTTCTACTTGCCATACAGCTGTAATATCACTGACGTTATCCTTGATGTTGGCACAATTCCAAAAGACAACGCTGGTACTCCAGTGGCTGTAAGTGCAATTCAACCATATGTTTCTAATAACTTTGCAACTTCTACTGGTGTGTATGCAACATTTGCTAACATTTCTAGCCCATCTGCACAGCGTTACACAGCAACATTTGTAGGCTCACAGTTAACCAATAGCAATGCAACTTTGCAAGACTTCCAAAACTTGCAAGCAGGTCAAGAACCAGCATGGTTTACCCAAATAGTTGTGACATTAAAAATGACAACAACCTCAGCTGGTTTGTCTTCAGGTCAAGTTGAAGTAACTTTACGTTACAACCAAAATGACATGAACATTGGTAATGCGACAACTTACCCATACGGTAACTTTGACTAATTAATCCGATAGGGGGCTACGGTCCCCTTTTTAAAATTTTAGGAGATTAATATGGCACAAAGCCCAAATGGAATACCAAGTACCAATAATTCGGTAATGTCTATCACTCGTTCTGCGAGAACAGAGCCATTTGATTTACAAGTTTCTCGTGGTCAGATTGCTGGGCATCAAACATTAAGTCTATTTGGATATCAATCTGCAGTAGGTAATACACAAATTCCTGTTTGGGAAAATGCTACTACTTATACATATCCAGCTTCAGCTGCAACTGTAACTGTGGCTAGTTCTTCAACAGCCGATGTAGCTCCAGCAGCCGTACAAATTAATGGACTTGATGCAAACTTTAATCCAATATCTGAAATAATTGTTTTAACTGGTCAAACAGGTGTTGTTAGTTCTAATAAATATTTGCGTGTAAACAGCATGATTATGGTTGGAGTTGCTTCTGGTCAGACTTCAAATGCTGGAACAATTACAGCTAAAAATGCTGGTGCAACTGCTACTTATGCACAGATTAATACTGGCATTGGTAAGTCACAAAGCACAATCTATACCGTGCCAGCAGGATTTTCATTCTATTTAGACTTTGCTGAAGTTAATACATCAAATAGCTATACATCATCAAATATTGTTACTTATTCTGTACAAGCAATTAATAACGTAACTGGCGTGAAATTAAATGTTTTACAACAGCCATTTGTTTCTATTTACACAGCCAATAGATCTTCTGATCCGTTTATTTATACAGAAAAAACGGATATTCAATGGCAGTTAGTAACAAGTACAGCAACGACTATTGCAGCTGGCGTTATTATTGCTGGCAAACTAATTTCTAATGGTATCTAATCATGGCTACGACACCAGCTTGGCAACGTAAAGAAGGTAAAAATCCTAGTGGCGGCTTAAATGCCAAAGGAAGAGCTTCTTATAACAAAGAGCATGGTGCACATTTAAAAGCTCCACAACCAGAAGGCGGATCACGGAAGAAATCTTTTTGTGCTCGCATGGAAGGCATGAAAAAAAGATTGACCAGTGCGGAAACTGCAAATGATCCTAATTCAAGAATCAACAAAAGTTTAAGGAAGTGGAAATGTTAAATGATGCAATCATGCCATTTTGGAATGCAGTATTAACTATACTTATTGCAATCGTTGGTTTTATAATGAAAGAAAAATTTCAGGAGTTAAATCGTTTAAGTATTTTATTAAACAAGACTCGTGAAGAAGTTGCTCGTGATACAGTAACACAAGCTGAATTAAGTAAGATTATGGACCACATCGATACGAGATTTAATCGTTTGGAAGATAAAATTAACGAATTAATACGAGGTAGTAATGCCAAGTCATAGTAAAAAACAGCATGATTTTATGGAGGCAATAGCCCATTCCAAGGCGTTTGCTGATAAGGTTCACATTCCACAAAGGGTGGGGCGTGATTTTGTAGAAGCCGATAAAGGCAAACATTTTAAAAAAGGTGGAATCAATATGGCAACGATGAAAAAACGTAGTGTGAACCCAGCGATGGCAATGATGGCAGCAAGAGCAATGGGAAATCCCCCAGCTCCAATGGCTCCTCCAGCACCTCCAATGGGTGCTCCAATGGCTGGTGGAATGAAACATGGTGGCTTATCTAAAGCTCATCATAAGCATTTAGCTCATCACCATTTAGCAATGGCTGAACATCATATGGCTCAACATGAAGGTCATCATAAAATGAAAAAAATGGCTCACGGTGGTGCAACTCATCACGAAAGTGAAAAGATGCATGAAATGAACCAGGCTAAAGAACTTAGACGTATTGCTAAAGAAGAAGAGCATGAAGCTAAAATGATGAAGCATGGTGGTAAAGCTCACATGAAAAAAATGGCTCACGGTGGTAAAGCTGAGTCAATGGGTCCTCGTACTATGAAAGAAGACGTTGAAAAAGGTTCTAATAAACATGATCGTTTTGGTGAGTCTAAAGTTGAAAAACATGGTCACACAGAAGATCGTCATCCTAAGATGAAAGGTAATACTATTGGAGATGGTCCATTAGTCAATACCAAAAAACATGGTGGTCATGTAAAGAAGATGGCTCATGGTGGATCTACATCACATCGTGCTGATGGTATCGCTATGCGTGGTCATACTAAGACTAAATATTGTTAAGGAGAAATTGATGAAACCACATTTAACCAAAGAACACATGGAGCCAGAATCAGGTCCAGATATGAAACGTCATGATGAGTTCATTTCTGAACATGAGACTGAATCTCATAAACATCACAAGCATCATTTTAAAAAGCATGCAGAACATCATCACCATCACATGGATCATGTTGAAAAAATGTGTTGGGGTGGTAAGGCTCACAAATGAGAGCCAGTCGTGGTATGGGAGCTATGAACCCATCCAAGATGCCAACTAAAAAGGTTATTCACAGAAAGGATAACCCTGATGCTGTTGCTATGTATGCAAAAGGTGGCGAGGTATGGGATAAGCCAAGACCGAAAAGTTTAGGTAAACCTAAAAAGTTAAGTTCAGCAAAAAAGGCATCGGCAAAAGCTATGGCTAAAGCTGCTGGTAGACCTTATCCTAATTTAGTCGATAACATGAGAGCTGCGAGGAAAAAATGAATTTATTTGAAAAAGCAATTGCATTTGTAAGAAGTGTTGGACATCGTTCTGAAGAACACAATTTAATTAATGATTTTGTTAATTATGTTGGCAAAGAAGTGTCTATTGTTGAAAACTTTTTAAAGTCAAAACAATTAGATGCGGATGATCAAGCTAGAGCTGTTGTGTCTAACTTTGTTGCAGAAATTGCACCAGTAGATCCAACACCAGTTTTAGTTGCTCCTCCTCCTGTTGTTCCAGAAGCTGCTCCAGAAGTTGCACTAGAGGCTACTCCAACCCCACCAGCTGCGAGTTAATCATGGCTGAAAAATGGATACAGAACGCAATACACAGAGCTGGTGCGTTGCGTAAATCTTTGGGTGTTAAAGAAGGACATACCATTCCAGAGAAAAAGCTCGAAGCTGCTGCTAAAAAACCTGGCAAGTTAGGACAACGTGCAAGGTTAGCAGAAACACTTAGAAAAATGCATAAATGACTACTACAGGCACCTCCGTATTTGATTTAAACATGAACGAACTCATTGAAGAGGCGTTCGAACGGTGCGGTGCTGAGTTAAGAAGTGGTTATGATTTTAGAACTGCAAGACGTTCTTTAAACATATTAACTGTTGAATGGGCAAATAGAGGTATTAATTTATGGACTGTAGAAGAGGGACAAATTCCCATGAATACAGGTCAGATTACTTATCCTTTGCCAATTGATACGATTGATTTATTAAGCCAAGTGATTCGTACTGGTACTTTGCAAAATCAAATTGATATTAATATTAGCCGTATATCGGAAGATACTTATTCAACATTGCCTAATAAACTGGCACAAGGTAGACCAATTCAAGTATGGATCAATCGCCAATCTGGGCAAGTTAATCCAACATCTTATACTTTGGTTGGAAATGGTTCTAATGGTAATGGTGGTATATCATCAACAGATACGACTATTCAGCTTACTCCATCTGATTTAACAGGATTAGCTGCAACTGGATATATCAAGATAGATAATGAAATTATTTATTATCCAAACGTATCTACAACTGCTGCACAGCTTATAAATTGTTATCGTGGACAAGCAGGTACAACTGCTTCTGCACATGCCTATAACGCCCCTATAAGCGTTACAAACCTACCTTGTATTAATGTCTGGCCTACACCAAATTCACCAGGCAGTCAGTATACATTTGTATATTGGAGATTGCGTAGAATGCAAGATGCTGGAACTGGAACGGCAACAAATGATATACCATTTCGATTTATATCTGCGATGGTTGCTGGACTGGCTTATTACTTATCTCAGAAAATTACTGGGGTAGATCCTGCTCGTATAGCGATGTTAAAAGCTGATTATATGGAACAATGGACATTAGCATCTGATGAAGACAGAGAAAAAGCTGCTATTCGTTTTGTTCCAAGAATGGGATTCTATGGTGGCGGAAATAGATAATGGCAGAATTGAAATTAACACCTCAAGAAAAAAATATTGTTCAATATCATAGGGATAATATTGCATTTAACAATGTTGGCACTGGTCCAGAGGGTGAGCCTGTAACTGTTTATAGTACTGGTGTGACAATGGATAGCGGTCCATATAAAGGCAAATCAGCCCTTGTTCCTGGCTACATCCAAGGAAAACAATATGAAGATGCTGATTTAATTAGAGATTATTTTAGAAGAGATATTAATAAAGGTAAGTATCCAATTTACGATACGCCTGAAGAGGGTGACAAAAGAGCCAAAGAAATACATTCAATTATGGATCAAGAAGTTGAGGCTGCTGAAAAAGCTGGTCGAGCATCAAAGTCTCAGCAATATAAAAAAGGTGGCATAGTTGAAGACAAATATCGTAGTAAAAAATTGGTCAAAGGATTTGATGGCCAGAAAACAAGTTTGGATAGAATATTTAACGGCACAGTTGTGCGTGGTCATGGAATTGAAACTAAAGGTAGGACTAAAGGTAGGATAGTTTAATGCCAAGTAAGTATTCATCAGGTAAGTATGCAATTGCCGAATGTGACCGATGTGGTCAACGATATTTGCTGAAAGAATTAAAAAAAGAAATTATTAAAACCAAGTTATTTAATATTAAAGTTTGTCCTGAGTGTTGGGATCCAGATCATCCACAGTTGAGTTTAGGTTTATATCCTGTAAATGATCCACAAGCTGTGCGTGAACCAAGACCTGATGTAAGTTATCAAGCAAGTGGAACAACTGGACTATTTACGAATCCATATGATCCAAATGT